AATTGAGCAGCTTCTGAAAGGTATTCTTGGTTAGGTCCAGTGACTTCAATAGGAGCACCCTCAGCGGCTGTTCCATCGTGACTGTGACCTGTGGAGTTATTAAAGGCTGCTTCAACTGCATCAAACTCTGCATCAAGATCAGCAGCATCAATCGTTTTTGTATCTGCAATATTGTCTGCAGTGTCTTGCCTAGTGTAACCTGCCATTAGTTTCTATCCTTTGTTTTGTATTCTAGGACTATAGTATCCAAAGTAAATGGATCGTCTGCTTCTTGGTCAAAAATAAACTGTAGTGACATGTTAAAGAAGTTACCTGTTAGAAGAACTCTGTTATGGTATTGTGGTTTATTGCCGTAAGTGCTTGTACCGTATACCGCTGTACCATAGACTGAAGCTGTATTGCTCTGACTAAACTCTTTAGTAGATGGCTGAATAATGCCGATCTTTTGAAAGTCTAAGACCAACCCAACAGTCCCATTGTAGGAGCCTTCAGGGTCTAGGTAGACGGTAATAGAATGTGCTCTCTTCCTGAAAGATGGATCGTTGATAGGCATCCAAGGAGTAAAGAAAGAAGACTTAATGTTTACTCCGTCGAAGGTAGAACCAGACTCCATACGATAAACATACCCATCGTTATTACTGAATAGGACATATTCATTTAGTCCGTCATAACCGGAAGAGCAACGATAAGCTTTAATACCTAGGGTCTTTGACCAGTAGAACCCTTGTCCATTTTGGTCTGAGAACTGAGCACCGATAAAGCCTCTTTCCGAATAAGGGATAGCTGAATCAGTAGAATATCTAAACAAACGGTATTGGTTTTTCTCTCTGATAAGAACAGCTACATAATCAGCAGAAGGACTAATAGTGTCTAGGACATCCTGCTGAATTTGTCTTGAAGCTAGAGCCAGTGAGAAGTCTCCAATCTTTTCTGTGGCACCTAGATAACGAATACCATCTGGGCCTAGGAAAAGAATATCACCGCCTACCTCTTTTACTGTATCAGGAGAAATACACCCAATATCATCTGAGATAGTATTTAGTTCAAAAGAAAGAGCAGAGTCACCGCTAAGAACTTTAATCTCTTGTTCCGTAAAATGGATTAACTGTTCACGGAAAACAATCAGACCAGTAATATCTCTTGGCATACGGTATACGGCAGCACCGTTAGCAGTGTTAAAGTCTTCCTCGTTGAAAGGAGAAGTGAAAACTACAAGGTCATTGATACCGAAGAACAGATGGTCTTTGAACTCAGCAACATGGCTTGCACCTACAATGTCTGTAGTTCCTTGAAGTGTTTTGTAGCTAGAGCTTTCGTCAATAACAACCGGCTTGTTCTGACTATCAACCATAACGATCTTCTCTACGCCGTTAAAGTTAAACTGATCGAATCTACACTTAGTTGCACCTGAATGACTGGAAGCAAGCCAAGTAACAGCAGCGTTATCTGCCGGGCTAGAGGCTAGCGAAGGATTGATGCTTAGCGTAGCACTACCGGAGGTTACTGTAGGCGCTGAAAGAACTGTGTACACTTGCTCGATACCAGCTACGGTAAAAGTATCACCGGGCTGAGGCACGTAGTCATCATCATCAATTCCGTCTACTACAAGAGAACTACCAGTCTGACTACCACCATCTACAAGAACAGTACCGTAATCTGGTACGTTTAGTTTAGTCCAGCTACTACCTGATCCAGAGTAGACCATACCAGTTCTTACAGCAATGGCTTCTTGTAGAACCGCAGAGTAGTAAAGACCTTCAATCTTATAGTCACTTGAATTAGAGAAAGTAATAACGGCTTGGTCAGCAGGACTAGAAGCTAGGGAAGTCGTAAGAGTAAGGGTAGCTGACTTATTGGCAGAGTTGTAAGACACACCACCAGAATCAATGGTATAGGTTCCTGTTACCCCTGCGATAGTAAAGGAATCTCCTGCGGCTGGTGCAGCATGTAGGTTAGCTACATTAAGGGTAGTGCCTGACTGTCCGCTAACCTGTACCCTACAATCCCCAAACAGAGGAACATAGTCACTATCAAATTTGGTGTATCCATTGATTCTTCTATACCCGCCTTTTACCGAAGGCTCAAAGTTGATGAGTTCTCTAGCAGAACCGGGCATTTGAATACCCTGTTGGAGAACGCTCATGTTAGAAACAAGACCGCCTTTTAGTTCTATTGGAAATGTTTCTAGTCGTGTCGGCATTAGTTAACTCTTACTGCTGTAATGTAGTCGTATTTTCGCTCTAGTCTTGTGTCTCGAAGGTAGTCATAGTGGTTAACATAAATAGACCTCATGTCCTTGATACCTTCATTGTACTTATTCCAGATTCTGTCTGCTTCTTCATACGAACCACTAAAGAAGTTTAGGTAGTAATGTGCTCCATCTCCGATAAGATATCTGAATTGTTCTGGGATAGAAGGAACATCATCGTAAGCTGATAGGTCAGTAGGCACTGAGTAATATTCATAGACTAGTGGGTATGCTTCATCTGGCACAGGATAGACACCATACTCTCTGTCTGTAGTAATAAAGACGTAGGACGGCATTGACCTGATACCCTCGTTAGTTGTATTATACTCATCGTCTACAAAACGACTTAGGTAATCTTCGTAGTCAATAAGCTTTAGATACTTAGACTCGTTGCCAATAGTTCCATCTCTTTTAATTCTAAAAGTATTCTTGTCTACATATTTAGAGTCAGAAGGAAAAGCATAGCGAGTTGTACCAGCTACAAGAGTATCTTCTTGAGTGGTGTGGTTAAAGGGCCAAGTGAATGTGTCTTGGTTGATATACCGAATAGAGGCATTAACCGCTTGTTTGGCTAGGTTGTAATAGCCGTCAGCAGAAGCAAAGTTGCTTGATGTAAGCTCTACTTCTCCTGCTCTTTGGTTTAGATCATTCACCAGACCTAGAAAGTTATAAGCCATTAGGCGTACTCCTGCCAAGTTATACCAGCTTCGATATCAGCGTTTGCTGTGAGGGGCCTAGCACAAACTACAAGGGTATCTTTTGTCCCTGAGATAGATTCTCCTAAGCTAATTACGTTGTTTAAGTTTAAGGTAATCCCACCACTATGAGAACCTGAGGGAACAAACCCTCCAGTTAGAGTTGTTCCACCTGTTACTGTATTTGCTGTTGCACCAGTTGCGTATTCAATAGAAGAATTAGTTAGACCACTGTAAGTAAAGGTAGAAGCTACCGTAGGATTTAAGATAAGAAGCCATTCAAAGTCATCTTTTTGTTCGTTGATGATACTTAGATTTTTAATTTCTACTTGTTGTCCTGTATGGGCTGATTTTAGTCTTATTCCAATTATAGCGTAAATAGTTCCTACAACATTTGCATCTACATGAGTTCCTGAGGTAGAAGCGTAAAACTGAGATACGTGTGGGTCAATACCCCCTTCTGAAATTACAGCAGAGCAGATATGCTCTAGGCTAGAGGCCTGTCCACTCCCATCATTTTCTATACTATACCTAATAGGTAGGTTAGGAGTAGACATGTAGACACTAGTAATACTATTAGCGTGGTTAAACTGGTGAGCTAGAATATACTCTCCATCAATAATAAAACCACAACGAACAATACCAACACCTAGCCATTCAAAGTCAATAAAGAAGATTTGTACCTTTGCTGGATCAAGAGTAATACCAGACGAACCACTTCCAGTAAGAGGGTCTCTATTCCAGTCAGCCTGACTTACAACAGTCTCAACTACAGAGCCAGTAACATAAGATTTGATTACTAGTTTATTGATTCCTTCGTCGTATCTCCAGAAAATACCATTGTTATTATCTCCGTAACCAATCTCTCCAACAATACCTTCTCCACCACCAGAAGCTACCATTCTTCCTGTCAGGTAGATAAGCTGAGATTTACCCGGTTGGTAGTTAAATCTTTGGAAAGTTTGTCTTACTCTTTTTCCAGCAGTAGAGCCACTGACAGATAAAGTTGTAGAAGCTCTGTTTGCTGAGTGAGAGCTATTCGTTCCAGAGCCTGAGACTTCTTGGTCATCATAAAAGAGAGGTTGGTTATCGAAGAGTTGTTTAGAGTCAAAAATAGAATGAGGAGCGGCAGTTCTTAAACGACCAAAAGCGTCTAACCCGGTTGGGTCAAACGCCACTGGAGTTGATGCAGC